GGTGCTTTTTTCCGTACATGGTTTCAACGACGCCGAGATCCTCCACGTCGCAGAAAACTGCGTCGTGCGAACCTTCGGGAGCTGGCGTGTAGGTGCCCCCTCTGCTTGCTACTATTGGCATTTGCTATTCCTTTCTTGGTTTTGGTTTCTTGGTTTTGCTTGGACTATTCGTCGTCGCAAAAATCGTTATTGGTGTGCGTTGGTTTGAGGTCTTGGAACTCGCGGTCAGTCATGTGCCAGGCGATCTCATGCTTTCTGGCCAGTTGTTTTGCCTGATCGATCTCCCCTCGGTTCAGCGCCTTAACAACCCGCTCGGCGGAATTGCGACAGGCCATCACCTCGATGTTTTCAATCAGACGAAACTTGGTCAGGTCGGTCATGGTCAGCCTCGCCTGTTGTTCCCGTAGTAATCCGAAAATCGCTGAAACTCGTAATCCGAGTCAGCTTTCTCGCGTTCATAGACGTCGTATTCGTAGTCCGGCTTGTCGTTGTTAAACGGAGTCGGGTTTGAATTTTCGTTAGTTGGTTCGCTCATTTTTTTCTCTCCTTGATCGCCATGCGGAACGATTGGGCGGTCATCGCTACTGCTTCGACCGTCAGGCACTTCGTTGTGAATCGCCATATCCGCCAGCCCAAGTCGGCGGCTGCCCGATATTTTTCGCAGTCCTTGACCATCCCCATTCCGTGCCCATGCCTGCCAAACGGAACAAAGGCGCCGCCGTCCAGCTCGATTGCGCAACGAGCGGATTTTGAGGCCCAATCAAATCTCCACTTACGAGTTGGGTGGAAAGCGTGCTCGGCCACCAGCTCTGGGCCGTTGGCTGCTTTCCACAGCAGCTCAAACTTTGCTGATAGTGCACTCATTTCGCCTGCCCCTGCTTGGCCATTATCGCGGCCACAACTTCGTTCAATCGCGCCACGTCACTCTCAAGGCGTTTCATGCGACACTGCAAATCGATCATCGCTGTCGCTGTCGACCACTCAGCCATACCGACAGACTTGGACGGATTGAGATGCTGAATGACGCCTTCAGCTTCCAAATCACGCACGCTACCGGCCGTCGGATTGAACGACTCCGGCAGGCCGCTTCGGTGCGGGGGCACCTCGGCGAACATCAGAAAAACTCCTTACGGATAAAGTCCCAAACCCACAGGAACACGCACATGGCCAGCGCTAGGCCGTTAATTGCAAAACCAATGTAAAAAACCCAGCCAAGTATAAGCAGAGAGAGTTGTCCCAAATCTCTCATCACTTCCCAAGCAATCATTACTGGGCGCTCCACATCCGTGCGACGGACGGGTTTGGGTGATAGGCAGGCTCAGGCTCGTACCCGCCGCGAATTAAAAGTGAATGTTGTTGGTAGTGCTTCTTCGGAGACTCAGTTGTTACTGCCGTGTTATTATTTCGGCGTAAGTCACTATAGTGATAAGTGTTGGCAGTGGAGGGATTTGAACCCCCGATTCTATTTCCCTCTACGTTTTGATTGATTATAGTTGGAAGTGTCATGGTAATATATTGCGTTAAACAGAGGAAATGTTACCCTTGATACCTTGGCTTATTCTTACATTAAAAGGGGAAGTCCTTGGTTCTTTATTCGTTCTAAAGATCCAACGGGTAAGTGGCGCAGTAAAGCCACCCGCTACCGAATCGACAACACGCTTCACCGCGCCAAGGCAACGGCCGAGGCGGCTCGAATCGGAGTAAACGAAAAGCGCAGAGATTGCGGCCACGAGTGGGTCGATGATTTGATCGAAAATCATCCTGTTTCCCCTCTGACAAAAATTTATTACAGGAATTGCTGGCGTCATCTTGCTCGTTTTATTAGTGAGAAAAAAATAACCCTGCAAGCGTTTTCTCCATCCGATTGTGAAATTTATTTGAAATGGCGCCAAAGCCTTCCCCGCACGTCGGGCCGTAAGGCTGAACGCAACCAAGCGTGTGCGGATTTGAAGCTGCTCAAGTGGATTCACCGCCAAGGCCGACTGCTTGGGAAAATGGACTCCGTCGCTCTTCTCGATTACAGAATTAAAAGAAGCCCGATCGCACGCATCAAACCTGTTTTTTCGGACAATGAAATTAAAATCACCCGGAAAGCCTTGGCCGTCAAAGGTGTGCCCGAATGGATGCGAGTCAGCTTTGAGATTGCCTTGGCCACCGGCTGCCGCTTGCGAGAGACCCAGATCCCGCTCGACTGCGTGGACTTGAAAAACCGTGTGCTGACCTTCCCTACCCCCAAGGGCGGATCCGGCAAATCGTTCAGCATCCCCATCCCAGCCGCCATCGAACCCATGCTGACCAGAATGAAGGCCGAGGGCCGCAAGATCACTTGCGAAGTTCCCCGCACGCGAGCTTCGCTTTGCTGGCGTCGCCTTCTGGATATTTGCGGTCTCAAAAAACATTGTTTTCATTCCCTTCGCGTGACTCGTGTGACTCGATTGCGGCTCTCAGGTTGCAGCCAATCTGTCGCCATGAGGTTGGTAAACCATTCTTCGACTTTAGTGCATGAGCTGTACCAGCGGCACTGCGTAGACGATCTCCGCGATGCTGTGAACTTAGGCCAGTCTGCATCAGCCGCCACCGATCAAAGTCCGACGGGATTACCTTTCCCGCGATCAGTGGGAATCCAGGCAATGCCTGCATTTGCTTGATCCGCACGTAGCCGAAACCGTAAGCAGCGCCTAGTTGGCGAAGGGAAAGAGCTTGGTTCTCCTGACGGAGTTTTATGGCAGTATCGTTGAGGCGCCCCAAGCTCATGGCGTATCTAGCTTGGCTCTCCCGATGCTCTTGCAAGCAGTTGGGTAACGAGCTGGGAAAGTGAAATCCGACGGGCTGCGGCCAGTTTCTGAGCTGCCTTTTTCAACGCCAACGGCAGGACGATGTTCGTCTTTTCCGCTTTGTTACCATTGAGACATCGGCGAGGCATACGCCTTGACTACGCATAGTCTGCGTATTGTCCACAACTTTCTTTTAGGTTGTTAAAGTTTCTTTCAATCTTGCGGGGCGTATAAATTACGCATACAATGTTCCCCTATGAAAAAGGTGAAAACAAACCTTACGATTGACCCAAAGGTAAAACGCAACGGCGAGCGGCTGGCCAAGAAAGGCGGATTAAGTCTTTCCGCCTTTATTACGACTTTGCTCGTCAAAGAGCTGGCCAACGAAAAAAAACGCTAGGATTTGATCAGTTTGTAGTACGGCACTTTGCGGCAGTATTGGCCACGCGGGCCGCGTGCTCCGATAGTCTTGGAAACTTTAGGCACAGCAAATGTGCGTCTTTCAGCCTTTTTCAGCTTTACCAATTCAGTCAGCACGCGATTGGCATGGCTCTTGGAGAAATTCCACATCTTCGCTATTTGCATGGCCGACATCCACCCTGGCGGCACTTCCTCAACACGACGGGTTTTCATGTGCTCATTGAGCACCTCCGCCCAATCTTTTTCTAAACTGGCAGCCGCCATACTCCTCCGATTGGGCTGACCACGTTCACCGTGCATCCGTCACCGCCATCCAGATATTCGCCATAAGCAATCCCGTGCGACCAGCGGGTCACAGACCGCATCCGTCTGGCATATCCCATAGAGGCTATATCGGCCAAGCAACCGATTGACCATCCCACTGGCGCACCAATGCAACGGCCAGCGGCTCGATCGATGCGGTGAAGATGGCCCATTACAATAGGTCGACGCAGACATTCCACATGGTCTCGGACGCTTGATTCATTGTACATAAACCCATGCCCAAACGCCGTCCCGCCAAGGTCATGCCAGCCTGTCTCGATATCGTACGGAATAAACTTTGCCCGCAGATCTTTAGCTAGGTTGTGAATCTCCGACAGCGCAGACGTGCAACAGTGAGCCACAATGGCCGACGGCGAGCGTTGAAGTGCGGTCAGGCGGTGTTCATGGTTGCCTTCGAAAATAAACTGTGGAGCCAGTTCTCGAACGAAATTCAGGCCAGCATCAAAGTCCTCACGGATGCTATTGCTGCGTTCCGGGCTGTCAGGATCCCGGCGGGCGCCACCCATAAGGCAGGACAGATCCACAAAGTCGCCAAGGTGCAGAGTCGTATCCCCTGGGCGGATCCACCTCCGCTTCATTTCCAGCGCAGCTTTGCAAGCCTCTGCGTTCGCCAGATGTCCGTGGCTGCATGAAACGGCCAGCCAACGCTTCCATTTGCGGATTACTTTCATTGTTTATCCTGGGCGGACGGAAAGCCTTCCAACACGGCGAGGATCTGACGGCAGCTCTCCCGCGATTGAGCGGCCGCCACTGTCTCGTCGGACGCACCACGTAACGCAAGATCGCCGATTACGGATAGCTGCATTTTTAATGTGTGGACGTAGGTGCACAGATCAAGAATCTCGTCCCACGCATCCTTCCACACCGGCCGTCGCCACAACGCACCACCGTGCTGCTCTTGGCCAGCGCGATACTTGGCAGATACGTCCCGCACCAAATCGGCAAGGATCCCGTTCAAATGCTTTTCATGCTCTGGACTCATCATCGCGAACTCCACGGTCTGCCGCTGACTAGGTTTTTCTTCTTCACCGCAAATCCTTTGACCACTAAGGGTTCGGTTTTTTGTTCCACACCATCGCGGGGAATGTCACGCCAAGTCGGATATTCAGCAGCTTGTAGATGTCCCGTTTCCCAGGATATTGCGGTCAGCTCAAAGGTAACGCCTACGTGCTCACCAAGGCGGAAAGCGGTTTCGTCGTCCCAATCGGCTGCGTATAGGTCGGCATTTTTTGGAGCTGGCTTAATCGGCACCCAATCGAACGCCAGCCCATAGTTGTGATACGATTGCCCAGGCTTGGCCTTGGTCACGATCCGGCCGTCACTCGTCCTGCCCTTGGCGTACAGTGCAGCCTGCTCCTCCATGGTACGCAATCCGCAGTAGATAAGCGGGGTGATCCTGCTGGCCACCATTTCATTCAGCCATCCCCTCACCCGCTTTTGAAAGCCTGCGTCTAGCGTATCGATGGCCCGCAAGGTGCGGGCGCTTGCCTCACTGAGGCTGGTCACTGATTCCTCGCTCGCTCTCTTTCAGTTTCCGCCAGGCTGTCAGATAGCGCCTTGAGCGATTGAGCAAACAAATCTCTGTAAGCCTGCGGGCAGGGCTTGTTTGTTCGTTCCGCTTTGTCCCAGGCATAGATGAAATAGCTGATGCTGTCTTGGCTGGGCGGCGGGCCGTCCTGCGTTTGCGATGTCGTGGCACAGCTTGCCAGAGCCAGGCTAAGAATCAGTGGGAGGGCGATGCGTCCACCAGGCATTGATGTCCCTTTGTCTTTTGCGGCGTTCCAGTTCAATCGCCTCAAAGTTACGTTGGAGTGGCGATTTGCGTTTCAAAATCCACAGCACGATTCCAAACAATCCGCCCAGCGCCGTCAGTATGCCGGCGATCATGGGCGTTTATTTGCGAGAAAACTTGGACAGAAAATCGACGATCTTTTGGAGCGTCCGTTCTGGCTCGTCGCCAGGGATAAACGCGGCCACGGCTGCAACGGCTGCTAGCAGTGCGGTAACTGCGCCAAGAGCGCCAAGCCAATCGATTTTTAATAGTGCGGGTATGAGTGTTTCCATGCCCGTAGCGGGGTGTCAAAAGCCGAGGCGACGTTTGATCAGCTCCCACGCCGTGCTTACCACTGCCCCGGACACCAGTGCTACAAGCCACAGGCGTGTTTTGATCGTGTGGGCATCCCGTTCCATTTGCGTGAGGCGGCCGTGATACTCTCCCAAGCTGGCTTGTGAGCGTTCTAATAAGTCCAGCACGACCGACTGGCGGGTTTCGACGCGGGCAAGAGTTTCTCGGACAACAGACAAGCGCTCGGATAGCTCCGCAATCTGATCCGTGCTCATACTTTCTCAGCACCTTCCGCAATTCGCACCCATTCCACGCCGTCCTTATCGATCCAGCGTTCAATAAATCCTTCGGCTTCTAGGTAGCGGAGCTGGTTTTTCAGCTCACGCCATTCGGCTGAGTCGTAGCAGTCCATTCACTTGGTCTTTCCCGCGTCCATAGCGTCGTCTGCTGCGGACATATCGCTGTATCGTGGTAAAACATTGTTGTCCTGCTTGTGCGAGCAGGAGCAAAACAATAGTGCTATTATAAAAATTGGCATCATACTATAACACTTGCAAGCGTTGTCATTAGAGTTGTCACTCGTGCGTCTAGGCTTGCAATCGTAATGCTTTTTCCGATTGAGTAAAAAGATATACGAGCCGCTGCAAATTGATTGGCAGTAGTGCCATTAAATCCGCAAAAAACTCCAATTAGTTGATTTCCAACTGCGGTAGATGCCGCTGTTGTTGTTGCGTCTGATATAGAACCCCCAGAGATAGTTGCTCTTGATGAAAAGTTGGCACTGTTATTTCTTGTTGCTGCTTGAAATCCAAGTGGGGCTGATGCAAAACTTCTTCCGGTATTTGCCCTATTTCTAAAATTTATATTTGTCGATGATGAATAATTCAAACTTAATATAGAGCCAAGTGCTGTTTGTGTTCCAACAAAAATACCGCTTACATCTGTTTGACTTGCTGTTATATAACAAGAAATATGTGAGTTGTCTTGTGGGAAATTTGTTGTGTCGTTATTATTGTAGCCAGTAGCTAGATATTTATTTGAATCGTTGCCAAGCAAACCAAGTGTTCTGCTGTAATCACCATTTGCAAAGTTATTGTTTGTTGGAGTGTTCCCAATTAGAGGTGTAATTGCTCCCGCCACTGTTCTTGCCCCAGCCATAATACAGGAAGTTACAATCGAAGCCCAAGTTCCGTCTTGCTTGCAACCGAGAACAAATGCGTTAATGGCTCCTTTAACTTGCGTTTCTAGTCTCTGGCCATCTGCGGCCTCAACTCGAAGAATATAATCTCTGGCATCTGGGTCGAATAATCTGTTTTTAATCCTATTGACTGGCAACGGACAAACCGCCGAACACAATGGCATTTCTAGTCCTAGCTTACTTGAGTTACTCTGGCTGTTCCAGCAGAAGCAAAAACTGCGGTATGAAGAAGCGATGTTTGTCCCGCTGGACATTCCCAGTAGTCGCCAGCAGATAAACGAACTTGATAACTGATCGTGGTGCAAGTTCCTCCGGGTGAAATGTGAAGATTACCCGCCCCCTCATTAAACACGGTAAGCACTTCCCTTCCCGTAACTGCCGAGGCAAGCGTGGTAGATGCCGTGGTGCTGGTAAAGTTTGTGTTGGAAACGCTTGTCCCTTGAGATGGGAAAAAAGTTATTACTGTATTAGAGATGGATGCAGTAACAGAGCCAGCCACCGAGATTGCTGTACCATTTGCGGCAATAGCAACTGGAACATCACCTGCATAGTCGTAACCAAACATAAACGTCCTAATAACTGCATTATCTCCGGCATCTGGAAGGCTTGAAATGTTGCTAACAGAAACAGACCCAATAGCTTCCGAGCCGGCCACCAATCCGACATTACCAATAGTATTTGACCCAGCCTCTAATCCAACATTCCCGCTTACTGGAAGCGGCTCTTCATTTTGAACATAATTATTTATTCCATCTTTAATTGTTATGTAAAGATTTTCGGGCAAGGAGCTAATTGTGACGCTGTTGCCAACCGTAACGCTCCCAATCTGTGCTGTCCCTGCTCCGATAGTCACCGTTCCCCCGCCAATCGTTACCACTCCGATTCGGCTTGTGCCAGCGGGAAGAGATGGAATAGAGCCAACCGTAACTGTGCCAGAGATGGATGGCAGCGAACTGATTGTTACTGAATTATTGGCGGCCTGATCGTCGTAATAGATGACTAGTGCGGCCGTGGTAGTCAGGCCGGCGGTAGTTGCGACTAGGGTGAGTTCGGTATTTGCGCCGGAGGTAAAGGCCGAGGCGGTGACGGAGCTATCCGCAAAATTGTACATGATTCGCCCGCGATCGGCTGCGGTTACAAGCAGGAGCTGGTCGCGATCGATGTTTAGCCCGGTAAGCGTTAGGACGTTAGTGGCGGGCGAGTAGGAATAGTTAGGCCAGATCTGCTTCATTTTCTTGTGCTCCTTGTCATCCCAACGCAATCGCCAGGGCAACGGCCGTGCCAGTGGTCACGCCACCCGCTGCGGCCCCACCCGTCACAATAGGCGTACCCACGGCCACGCTGATGCTGGCAGGCCCGCAGACTGTGGCAGTGATAGGCATTATTCGGTCACCTCACCCGCGATCGTCACGGATCCTTGTAGCAAACGGATTTTAGTGGCTGCCGATGTGGTCAGAAGCAGATCCCACTTACCTCCGCTTATAGGCAGAGCGGATGCCGTTGCTGCGTTTAATGCCAGGGTAAGGCTGCCTGTTGTGCCAGTGGCAGTAACGGTAGCAAACGTGGCAAGCAGGTTGCCGTTGTAGGTATCGCGGATCTGCGCGGCTGCGGTTGCGCCAGCCAGTGAATACGTTGCGCCAGTTCCGTCTTTAACGGCCACTTCCAGGGCAAGATCCACGCCCTGTTCTACGGTAAGATTATATACGCCTGCAGCCATACTTCTGGATGGCGTGTGTCAAAGGCTAGTAGCCAATGACGGTAATGCGAAATGTGGCAGCGTTTTGTGTCCTGCTAGAGTTGGTTGCGTTGATTGCATCGACATGTATTTGATCTGCTGCGACTACATGTCCTAAAAATGAAAGACCCTCTGTAAGTCCGGCAGGAAGGCCAAGCAACACTATGTCGTTCAGCGATGCCCCGGAAACCGATATCGTAATAGAAGTTGAGGAATTATTTGGAACACTTCCAAAGTTTAATGTTGTTGTTACGTTGATGGTTTCTGTGGATTGAGGCAGCACGCCGTAGGTTGTGGACGAAGCAAACAGTCCAACATTTATTAAGCCTGAAACGACATTGATATCAGATTGCGGGCTGGATTTTGAGACAAAATTGGAATCAGTTTCTGTTTTGGTGTAGTAAGAATCTCGCGCACCTGGCACACTGCTACCGACGGTGATAAGATCCTTACGTAAGGATATTGAGTTTTGATAGATTGTTTTTGGGCTTCCGTTTTGAGATAGTTCAATTTCCAAAGTTGGCGTGATTGTAGAGGTGCCGGCATCGGCAAATGCATCCTCAACCTCAGCAGTGTTGATGGTAAGCGTGGTTTGCCGCATTGGGATAAACTGAATGCCGCTCGCGTCCAAAGACAAAGAAGTCGTGATGTTTGTAAGGCCAAGTCTACCGGTAAAGGCAATGACGTATCCACCTTTTCCGTTTTCTTGGACGCTGATGTTTGAAGTGATTGTGTTAATGCCAGAAGAGATTGATGCTTGGACTGAAACGGCCGACTGGAATAGCGGGATTGCCGTGGTTGCATTCCCTCCCCAAACCAAAGCAAACGATCCCCCGCGAGCGAGTGGGCCGACCGCCAGTTCATAAGTTTCGTTTTGCGTGGATGATCCGTCTTGTAGTTTTGTTAGCGTTAATTCATTTGCCGTTGGCGTAGCCGTGAATGAATCGGCATATACGATCGGATTGCGAACGAGTTTCACCACTTGCTGCGCTTCAATGCTTGTAGCTGGATTTCTTCTCGTGCCAATTAACACTGAACTGCTTGGGAAAAGTGTAAATGCGTCAGATCCAAACGACATAGCTGTATTCGGTTGAGTGGCTGTGAGCAAATATGAGCCATAGGTGCCCGTGCCATATAAAGCCACAGTCGAAACATTGTTTGAGATGGCGTTATAGACTGAAATTGCGGTGGCATTATATGGGATTGCGGACGATGTGATTCCGTTAATTGCTAGCTTAAACGATCCAGAGGAAGGCACTTCCTCGATATTGCCAATACCAACCTTTAGACTTGAACTTGAAAAATCAATATCGTCCATCGCCCCGTTGCTTTTCTTTTCAAGCAGACGGAGGCGCATTACATAAGAATCATTCCTAGTTAAACTAGGCAACGCCCCGCCGATTACGCTGCCGCCGTCGACAAGCTGGCCGGAAGATGTATCGATATATAAGTCTAATGTAGAGGCCATTTAGGTTTATGGGGTGTCAATAGGTAACAAGCTGAAATGTGATTGATGTTGGGAATCGCTCTAAAGGCGGATCGAATGGTGGTTCGCCATAATAATATCCAACAAGCTGGAGCGTCATAGGTGGAGAAGATGATGATATATTTGAAAAACCGCCAGGATCAGGTGTCCCAAATAAGTTGTACAAAGAATAAGAATAATCTGGGTTAAATCCACTCATTTGCCCACTCACTCCAATCATATTACCTCGAATATAGAAATTTACTCCGTATTGATCTATTAAGGATTGCATATCAATATAAACTCCATCAATAAAAGGCTGGAAATACTCTTGGTCTGAATGTCCTGGTGATCCTGGTTTATAATTGTCCAGTAAATATTGAATATTAAAGATGCCGTTTGTTGGCGATGGGAATTTAATAGATTCGCCAAGAGGAAGCGGGCGTGTTGTGCCGCCCTTAACAGGCTGATTATAAGAAACTCGTGTGCCGTCATAATGCGGTTCGACATACATTCCATTCCCGGCGACGAGCTTATACTGTCGCAATAGATCGGCCGCATATTCAGTCCTTGCGATAATTCCGTTTACAAGCTCAACGGACATAATTTGACCATTATTGGCTTTTCCTACCCTTGGCCTTATCATTGCGTAACTGCGTTAATAACAGCACCGTCAGACGTAAAGTTTGCTGTAACATTATTCCCGGCTATCGGCTTTTGAGATTGTGCGATTGCCACAAGATCCTCAATTCTTTCTATAATACTATTAATAAACTCTACGGATATACCCACACCGCCTGCCGTTGGTTTAATGATACGCAATGGCCTGCTCGTTCCTGGCAATGGTGGAGGTGAAGGATTTTCCGCCATAATGTTAGAACGTGAAGTTTACTTCTGAAAATGCGTTTACTTTTGCAAAGTCAATCGTGCCGTCTGTTTGGTAGAAAATATCAGTGCCACGGAAGTACTCGGTAAACTGTTCTTCGATTTGATTAAACAATCCTCTTCGTTGAAAGCTAATCCCGCTTTGAATATAGCCAGCATAGATCCATTCGTGATTGGGGGCGTAACGCACGACGGGCGGTAAGGCGATGCTGCCAGATCCGGCTGGGATAGGATTTGCTCGCAAATAAGACTCGAAAGCAAGTGTCGCGGCATCTTGCAATTCAGCCACATTTCTAGTCCTTCGATATTCCCTAGCTCTTGGGGTTGGAGGCATTGCAGTGCCGTTAATGCTCGCTGGCATGAGTCGTTTAGTCGGCAAGGTAAGTCTGCTACTGCCAAGGTTAAGCCCTACGTTCCCGCCTTTGAGCACATCAAAAAGCGAGTCTTGAGTTATATACTTAACTACAACTGCCGTATTTGCTCCAAACACGCCGACGCCAGGCTGACCAACGGCCGTTATATAGGCCGGAGGCAAGCCGGACGCAAAATCCAATCCAACGTAAGTCACTTGCAATTCCGAGAGATCGCCGTCCATAGGCTCAATCCGGCTCGTCTCGACCAGCATCCTGGTATATTTCGCAGACGATTCGGAAAACGCCGCATGCGTAGTGTTGCGATCTGGATCGAGCGATGCGATGTCTTGCGTGCGGATAATATAAGTTTCAGTCAGCGTGACCAAGCCGTCCACTTCGGACGATCTTTGCACTTTTCGCAGTATCTTCTGCCCGGAATTAAGGGCGGTGTTTATGATTGTGGCTGCCATATTAGTACGCCGATCTCAGGATGGGCACGCCCAGCCGTGCGTTAATCGCCTCAAGAATCCCCTGCACCGTCATGCGAACGGAATCCACTTGGTTGAAAAGGTTGTTATTGCTGGTTCTTTGGCCGTTGGCCTCCATTTGTGCGAATCCAGATATGCGAGATTGCTGAATCATTCGCTCGTCCATGCCCATAAAATTACGTTCGCCTGTTTGTTGGCCTAGCTTGCCGAGTAATAGCCGATCGGTGATTTTTAGTAGATTGGCTCTCTCTTTTTCTATGTTGCCCACTATGTCTTGACGGCCTTGCCTTTGAGCGGCGGCTTGAATGCGATCAAGCAAAGAACCTGAATTTTCCATGGCTTTATCAATCATCTCCCGCTGCTTCAAAGCTGATTCAGCCTCAATCCCTAAGATGCGTTTCTTTTCGTCTCGGGCATATTCCGCATCTCGAACCATGCGATCAAAGATTGTTTTTTCGCGGTTTTCTTTTAGCTTGGCTTCTTCCTCAATGTTGTAAATTTCCTCATCGTAAAGGCGTTTGTCTAGCTTGCGTTTTTCTTCCTCAGAACTGGCCATTTCAGCAGATACGTCCAGAGGAACATCTGCCCTAGCTTCTTTTGCTTTAGGTTGCAGCGATTGCATGTGCGATTCCCCGGCCGCACGCATTATTGCTTCCGCTCCTTTAAAATTACCACCGAAAGCGGTCTTTATTGCGTAGCCAACCATGCCAAGTTCTTCCGCAAATTGCCTGAATGATTCGATCGCTGGGTTAATATAGGCGGCTAACTGGCCAAACATTATTACGAATGTATTTTGAAAAGTTTTTAAAGAGTCAGAAGCGGCAGAGAGTTGTGCGATTGTATCATCCGACCACACGCCAATAGCGTTGCCTTGATCAATAATTGCCGTTGACCCTTGATTTAATACTTTTATTAAGTCGGTCTGCGCCTTTCCGAGCAGATCATTAACAATAATAAACTGACGGCCTTCGTTGGCTCCACTAGCAAAGCTGTCGGATATTTTCAACAAAACATCCTCCGGCTTCATTGTTTTTAAATCTTCAATGCTGATGCCAACTTCCGCAAAAGTCTTGCCTAGTCCAGTATCCCCTGCCAAAGCCTTCTGCTGGGCCAGTGATAGCTTGTTTAACCCAGCGGACACTTGATCAATACCGCTGCCATAAACAGATGCGGCATTCCCAAGAAGCTGCAATTTGCTGGCAGATACACCGAACTTTTCCGCAATATCCTGCAACTGGTCGCCCTTTTCAATGGCGTTTGTGAACCCTGCAATAATCTTATCAAAAGCAAATGCGCCCGCAATCAGGCCACCAGCTTGCTTTGCAAATTGCCTGACGGAGCTTTGCGCCTGCAACAGCCCCCGATCAAAGCCGGATGCGTCTAGTGCGAGCTTGGCTGTGGCGACGGCGTCCATTACAGGCCCGCCTTTTTACGCTCGTAATTAGCAATGATGGATAGCCGTTTGATCATTTTTACTACTTGTATGTCAATGGATTTCTGGACTGTAGCTGCGCTAATCACGCTCGTTATCCATGGGATCGTGTTTGTCATTGAAATATAGGGCTTTGAAAATGCGCCTGCTTTCACTTGCGACTTGTCTACCACACGGCCGCCGCCTGTGTGCCTATATACCCATTTCGGTATACCCCTGAATCCTCCCAAAATCCCGGCACACACTGCCCACCCAGACTTTGCGATACCTACGTTCCCTCGCTTTTCTTTGAAATACCTAGCTAGTTCAGTTTCCTTGGGAACAATCTGTCGAACGAATTGATTTTTGGGAACTCTCCCCCTTTTCCCAAATCTCGCATTATCATGCTCTCTACCTTTATCAAATTCACCTATTCTAGTGTAAATGTATGGTTTGTAATTCAGCCGATTGATCAAAGCTTGTGCGTCGCTTTGGGCTTTCACACCCTTTTTGCTTTTGCCAAATGACTTTCCTAGAACAAGGGCTGCCAAGGCAGCGGCCGCTTGCTTAGCATTCTGCGTTTTGGTCTTACCCCTAGGCAATGGCAAGGCCGATATTTCACGCACGGCCGTCGGGCCAGACTTGTAAACGAGATCAATATCCCGAGTCACAGCCTTTTCTCCAGTGGCTTTTGCCTTTGCATTTAGCCCGAATGGCTGCGTGGAATTAGCCAAGCTAACGCAAAGCGATCGGGCTTGTACCCGCATCTCTTTTGCGGCTTCTAACTTTGTCTTTCCGACAAAAGCCTGTAAGGCTTTCTGAAGTTTGATTGGATTAACGGTAAGGCTGGCACTCATAGTCCTAACGCTTTCTCCATGTCACGGATGTCTGTGCCGACAACCTCATACGGCCGTCTTAACTTTGCTCCGTTTAGATACATAAAGACGTGCTCGGCCTGATGTACGATGTGTAACGGGATTTCCCAGAGAATCATCATTAGTGGCCAGCCTGTTTCTTTTGCCAGGACGAACACGCTGCAAGCGGTTCCGCCTGGCGTTAGCCGTTTCCCGGTGGCTGTGGAGCGCCAGACGGGACGACGTTGACCTTCGCCTTATTAGATTCGTTTAAAATGCTGGCGACTAGCAGACTTGCCGTATCCCGATCCTCCTCGCCAAGATTCTCCGACCATTCCATTAGTTTTTCTCTAAATGCGTCTTGGTTCCACGCCAGCTTAATGGCGGCTTTTCTGTCTTTGGCCAGCAAGATATGCAGATAGATGAACGCATAAACAAAGAAAATTGGGCTGTCGTTCTCACTACGAATCTGAATCATCAACAGCCGACTGCCTTCCGTGTAAGGCGCCAGCGGTTGATCCTTGAAAAGTTTGTTTGGCGATATGAATGCCTGGTCAAGTTCCTGCAATAGATTTTCTTCGCTCATAGTTTTTTTAATATCGCTCGTTTTAATTCCGAGCTGGCACGCTCGCTGACTAGAAGCGTCTGCCCGCCTCGCTGGATGGATATAATCGGCTCGGCTCGCTTCATTAATCCTAAGAGGGTTTCCCTGTTTTCAAGCGCTGCCCGCACGTAGCGAATGGCTGATTCTTCATCCGATTTCATGTCTGTCCAAGTGCGTTCCATTTCGGCCTTTGCTTCTTCGCCGCCAGATATATTAAACCAGAATGTAAACTGGCGATGGCCGTCCTCCTTGACGATGCACGTCACTGGATCAGATTGCCTTAACTTAGCGCCAAAGGCCGAGGCGGCAGCCGCCACTTTAATGTTTGTCGTTCCCCAGAAGCTATCGACCATTTTAGGATCTCATAAACCCGCCGGAGCGGGTTAGCTCATGTTGGGGAATCGAGTCGCCGAGACGTCCACCGTGACGAACCCATCAGAAGCGCGGTTTACAGTCACGCTGTCCACGATGATTTTTCCGCCTGTGCTGGTCGCGTTTGCCAAGGTTGTGAGGACTGCTCCGGCCGTAGTGGCGTAGGAGCCTGTGATTGTCGTAGAAAAGGCAAAGGTATCAGTCGGGTTATACATAGCAGCACCGACTACCTCGCCGCTTTGATTTCTAACTTCCGCACGTTCAACGTTACGAGTTTCTGTGAAAGATTGTACGAGGCCACCCGTTTCAGCAGTAATGCCAAACTGTAGGCCCGTTGTTCCGATTGTTGTGGCTGCCATATTGCCTTAAATTTTGTGTCAACTCGCGATGGAATTAGGGTAAGCGATGACTGCTAGTTTGTAGGTGCGGCGCATTGTACGCTCTTCATCGTCAGCCTCCGCTTCGCTCGATTCCACTTTTGCATTAAAACAGCGAGCAGATCCAATGGCGGTCGTGGCGTTTAACCTAGTAGCCAGCGAGCTAGAGTCATAGAAAGCTTGTAGAATCTTTGAGCACTTTTGAGTATGGGCATCCAGAGTTGTGTCGTCGTAGGAATCATCAACAATGATTTCAACTGGAACGCTAAACACGCCAGAACCTTGCACTGGCTCTTCTGTTCCAAGCGTTGCTTTTATTACAATAGATGGCGGCACATTCTCCGTTTTATCGTGCGACAAGTGATAGGTCGGCCCAGTAACTGCGGCAGATAGAAGCTCTTGGAAAGCAGCTTCAATGAGACGATCAAGCATGGTGACGGCGGCCATAGTTAAAGCTCCACGTCAACGCGGCCTGGCCACGGCGCAACGTTGTCCTGCGCCCATTGTTCTTTCTGTGGCAGGAAGTAAGTTGGCCGATCTTGGCGCAAGGCTGAGGCCAGAATTGCGGGAGCTGAGTTGATTGCCATAAACTTGTTAGCGTGCTTAATGGCTTGTGCCATCTCGACGACGCTTCCCGCAGTCCAATGTCTTTTATAAAAATAGTATTTTCTTTCGCATAGGATTATAAAATCTCCCATAAGCTTTTCTGCCTTATCTAGAATATCCAAAGTTGGGTAATTCCATCCTTGGCTAATCCCTAGTGGCGCCAGAAGGTTGTATTGATGGGGCAATCCGGCTGGCGGCCCGTCTGGCACGCAATCCAGAACGATCTTTCTATCAACTCCGATCAAAGCTGGGTGGCCATACATAAAGTCGACGTAGCTTTGCCCGCTGTTTCGGTATTCGTTGTACCGTTCAGGCCATATCTGAAAGTCTAATATTTCACCTTCGCCTTCACCTGGTCCAACCCATTTTGCGTAACTGATGAGATCCAAAGCTGATGCGTACTGTGGCAAACATTCGATCAACACTTGCTCGCCTTGACTGGCAAAGTGACGGGCTGCTGGGAAGCAGTTGATGATGTCCCCAAGGCGCTGATGATAGACGATTGTTTTCAATCGTTAAATCCTACAATCGCAAACGACCAGTATAGATCTCGCTCACTGCACAAGATTTGTTTAAACCCAAGATCGTCCAGGGTCTTTGTCATATCTAATGGATGAAAAATATGAGTATGCTTACGATTGTTTTGCGGGAGCCAGTATTCCATGTCTGGATGAGGCAAATACATAAACAACGTACCGCCATATTTTAACCGTGTTTTCCAATGCTCTAGGGCATCTACATATCTTTCAACGTGCTCAAGGGTGTGAGATGAGAAAATAAAATCATATTTTGCTTCTGGTAAATTCAGTGCGTCGTGTCCGTCTGACTGATCAATGTTGACCACAGTAGCGCCAGGTAAGTGCCAATCTTTAGTCCCGCCAATATCCAGTCCATCACCACGGCAAAAGTGTTGGGCAAATGGAAGTACATGAGCGCAGGCATTCCCATTTTTAATATAATCTGGGTACAGCTTGCCCTTGTACTCGTAGATCACGGGTTGCGCTCCTTAAATATCTTTTCGCCAAGCTCGTAGTTTTCCTTGGCGTTGTGGCGTTTAAATTCCGCATCCTGAGCTGCGCCCGTGAATAGCGGATTGTTGTGGGTAAATACGATGTCCTTGGCGGGAATGATGACGCCGTCGTATGCAGCTCTCTTGGAAAATTCGTTATCTGAGAATATGCCGGAGCAAGCGTCATACTCAGTGGCAAACATGGCACCCTGATCTTGCAGTCGTGCTTTGGTAAGGATTGCCATGCAAAGCAGATCGTCTTTGCGATGCCCGTCAGAGATTGCGAGCACTGCTGGCTTGCTAGTATCGCCAATTCTATCGCTGATTATTTTGTCCCAATGCAGCGGAGGATCCCAATCGTCCGAGCCTTGTATGATGATATCCCCGCGAGCGACAGCAGCCGCTCGATTCCAAGCCGCCACGCATCCGCCTTTGCCTGAGATCATGCCCCAATTTGCTAAAGGCTTAGACTTCTCGTCGTCGTCATCGACTGAATAGATCCACTCGATTGAGGCTGGATCTGCCGCCTTTTTCATCCACAGGATACGTGCGTTGATTGCTTCCTGCGGGCGACCTCGGGTAGCGTGGCAGACGGTAATCCTTACTGGCTTTTGTGCCCGCCACATGTTCTCAATCTTCTCCGCCTCTGCGGTATCTCCGACGGCTTTGCAGGCCGCTAGGTATAGATCGATGCACTCAAAGTCATAGACGGTGCGCTGAGCGTTCCAGATCTTTACGCCAGGATCGGGCTGTACCATGGCCGATTTTAGTAAGTGATAAGCTTGCAACCATGCACCCACGCTGGCCTCTTCCCTAGCCAGAAAGTAAATCGCCTCTCTGCGCCCAGGATTCATCTGATGAGCCTTTTGGTATAGGCCGATCCTGACCGTGCGATCCTGCGTAGCCGTGGCCTGATTACAGGCGGCCTCGTAAGCCAGCGTTGCCTCTTGTCCCGGCCAGACGGCCGCCACGTGTGACCACGGCTCTGATTCCGTCCTGCGATTTCCTAAAAATAGTTCCTGCTGATAGTAGTACGCATACTTGCCTGCTTCGCTTAACTGGCCCTGCAAGATGCGGAGATTCCGATCGGCGCTGTTTGGCTTATAGCCACCGGGGTGATGCTCCACCCATACCGCCTGTTCGCCCACAGATTCTAGCCCAGCGTTAGGCAACAGCGCCTCGTGAACGGCATAATGCCACCTACCAGACCATGCGCCGTCTATACGCCTTACCATGCGTTCACGTACTGGCCTTAATTTGGCGTTTATAACGTCATACACGCCTGCATAGATGCCGAGCTTGGGATTCTGTTCAAACGCTTCTACGGCCCTTTTAAGAGCGTTTTTGAGGTCTTTATGAGGCAGGTCATCGCAATCCACCCAGAATGCGTAGTCGCCAGTACACGCATTCAATGCGCAGTTCCTAGCGGCGGCAAAGTTGTCGATATGTTGCCATGACGCTGCGGCCGGTGCGTTGTGATACTCGACTATTTTGGCACCTGACTTTTCTGCTATGGCCCTAGTACCGTCATCAGGCCGGCCACCCTGCGCCATGCACACGACTATCTCATCACAAAAATGAAACGCCTTGAGGCAGCGGTCGATAAACTCGGCCTCGTGTCCGGCAATCAGGTAAAGGGAAATTTTAGGATTTCGAGTGGCCATACTAAAACTCTCGCAAGCCCAAGACGTAAGAGCCGATTGAAGTATCTAAGGTCACGATGCGGAAACTGACTGAGTTAGCTACTAAGACTGAACCTATCGTGGGCGCGGTGGCCATGTTAGCCACGTCGATGGTGAAAGTGCTGTTAAGATCTAGGTCAAACCCGCCCAGCTCAACTGCCTGTTTCCGTGTGATGGTGGAAAGAATGCCCGTGACGCTTGTGGAACCTATAGTGGCGGCCGTGCCAGTTTGATCGTATAAAGCTGCCAGGCTTTCCTTGAGGCATTCTGTAAATTCAGACATGAGAGGATTTCTTAAAGTGGAAAGGGCGGTGAGCCGATTGGCCCACCGCCCTCCCCGAGTGAATTAGCTACCGTTGATACGCACGAGGCTGGATGTTTCTCCGGCTTTCACTCCGTAGATCAGAGCGTAGGTGCGTTGCAACTGGCCCTTGACCACGTCGTAGTTCTCACGAACTTGGACGGATAGGCCGGTGCGGGGTTCCGTCACAACCGAGATATCCCCAGGGATGGGAACGCCGGTCGGAACTTCAGGAACGCGGGCCGCGATCAACAAGGCTTCCTGCTGGGCGAAGAATCCGCCGAGCGTGATGCTGTTGGAGGGCACTGCGCTGTACTGGTTGATATTGAATCCAGCAACGTTTCCAATCCCAGCCGTGCGGACGAGGTCGCCAGTGATCTGGGGATTCGCCACGACGGTGCTGTCATTCAAGAGTGCGCCGTAGAAGCTGGGGTTAAGAACAGCGTACCGGCCGTTGACTGGTACGTTGTTGTTGTTGAGGGTGATTCCGGCCGACACTACCGAGCGGTAGGTGAAGGCGCTGGAAGCAACCGTCAATGCGCTGGTGAAGGTGGAGGAAGTCACGAGGGCCAACAGATCCCCAACCATTTGCAAGCCGAGGGCGTGCGCGGCTGCTCCGGCAAAACGCTCGATCAGGTTAATGTTGGAGCTAGTGCGCTCTTGATCGTCCACAGAGTAGGAAACGTGCTTAAACTTGTTGAGAGTGATCTGCACGTCCGTCTGGGTTGTCGCGGTCGCTGCGTAACCGTTTGCCTGGGAATAGTCCTGAGCGGTGGTCGCAGAGATGCGGTGAGTGTAGATTGAGGCGTTATACTTAGCCGCTTCGCTGCTGAAATCCGTGACGGAGTTCTTGAGGAAGCTGTAATCCGCCACGAGGATCTCGAGAGCCCTCTGAGCGATTACATTGGCATTCGTTGTTCCGATTGAGTTGGCCATTGTAGTGTTCTCCTAGTGGACTGGATTACAGTCCGAGTTTGCGGAGCAGTTCCGACCGACGGGTCG